TAACCGTAACTCTAAACGAGTACGGTAACGCAACTGTAGTAACTCGCAAGTTGCAGTTGATGTCTCTTGCAGACGTTGACCCAGCAGTTGCTAACATCCTTGCATTCAACATGGCTGATTCCATTGATGAACTAGCACAGGATGCACTACTTGCAGGTACTAACGTACTTTACGCAACTGGTGGAACCACAACCGCAACAACAACTTCAGGTATCACTTCAGATGACACACTATCTGCTGCTGATATCCGTATTGCTATTGCAAAGTTGCGCACTAACAAGGCTTCAGGACGTAAGGGTTCACTTTACTGGTGTGGTATTCACCCAGAAGTTTCCCACGACCTTCGTGCCGAAACAGGTGCAGCATCTTGGCGTAACCCACACGAGTACCAGAGCAACGATGCAATCTGGGCTGGCGAAATTGGTCAGTTTGAAGGTGCATACTTCGTTGAATCCCCTCGTCTACGCAAGGGCAATGATGGCGCAAGCAGCATTCCTGTTTACCGCACATTCCTAGCAGGACAGCAAGCACTTGCTGAGGCTGTTGCCGAAGAACCACACGTGGTTATCGGTCCAGTCGTAGACAAGTTGATGCGTCAGCGTCCAATCGGTTGGTACGGTGTTCTAGGACACGCAGTATACCGCAATGAGGCACTGTTCCGCATTGAGTCTGCTTCAAGCATTGCTTAATTAGCGACACTAATCTCATCCCTAAGTCACATAATGGGCTTAGGGGTGGGGTTATGTTTCTAAACTAGAAGGAAAACATAATGGCTTATCTATTCGCACCACCCACAGTGGACCAAGGACCAGCAGGTGGTGGCTGGTTATTCTGGCGGTACACATTAAAGCGTGGGATTACCGTCTACAAGATTGGTAACGAGTGGTACGAAGAGCAGTACCCTTGGCAAGATGATTTAGAACAAGCCAGTGTTGTTTACCTAGGTGGACATGAGTACGAAGTAACCGAAGCCGAAAAGGATGACCTTGAGGCTGCTGGCTACGAGGTGAGTACAGTATGAGTTTGTTAGAATCTTTGACTGTTGTATCGTTAGCCCTAGGTATCATTGCCTTGCTAGGCAAGTGGTTAGTTGTTAACCCATTAAAGTCTTACATTAAAGAACAGACATATCCTATCCAGCCTACGGCTAATGGTGGTCGCAGTCTTCCAGACATTGCCCGTACGGTGGACAGGATTGAAAAGCGTTTAGATGAGCACATTACATTACATCTTAAGGATGAACTATGAGTGGTAAGTACAATATCGTAGCCGAACAGGGTGCTACCTTTAACCTTAACTTCCGAGTTGAGACTGATGGTACCCCATGGGATTTAACTGGCTACACATTTGCCATGCAGGTTCGCCGCTCTACTTCTTCAAGCACAACTTTACTTAACATCACATCAGCAACCATGACCTCTGTTGGGCACGTATCAGCAACAGTTAGTGCTGCAACTATGGCTGCTGTACCTGCTGGTCGTTGGGTTTATGATATTGAACTTACATCCTCTGGTGATGAAGTAACACGAATCCTGGAGGGTCGCTTTATTGTAACAGCAGAGGTGACACAGTAATGCCAGACTACACAGTCATTATTGAAGAAGAAGTTACCGCTACTACAGTTACTATTGAAGAGACTGTTACTGACATTATTCTTGGTACTGAAGTTACACAAGAGACAGTTGTTATTGTTGATAACCTTCAAGGTCCACAAGGTGCACAAGGAACTCAAGGTATTACTGGTCCAACGGGTGCAGCAATTACAGGTCCTACTGGACCTACTGGACCAACTGGAAGCACGGGTAGTACAGGTGCTACAGGACCTACAGGCAGTACGGGTAGTACTGGCGCAACGGGTAGCACTGGACCTACGGGTCCTACTGGTGCTCAAGGAGACGAGGGCATCCAAGGTGTTACGGGTCCCACTGGTCCCACTGGCAGTACAGGACCCACAGGTCCGACAGGACCAACAGGTGCTACAGGTAGCACTGGTTCAACAGGTCCCACAGGACCTACTGGTGCCCAAGGCATTCAAGGTATACAAGGCATTACGGGTCCTACTGGTAGCACTGGTGCTACTGGCTCAACGGGACCAACAGGTCCACAAGGCGCAACAGGTGACACTGGTGCCACAGGGTCTACGGGTAGTACGGGACCAACGGGACCTACGGGTGCGACAGGTCCTACGGGACCGCAAGGCGACCAAGGTATTCAAGGGGTCACAGGACCCACTGGTGCAACGGGAGCCACAGGCCCACAAGGTATCCAAGGTGTGACTGGACCTACTGGAAGCACTGGACCTACTGGACCTACAGGCTCAACAGGAGCCACGGGTGCTGACTCAACTGTTCCAGGTCCAACTGGTGCTATAGGTCCAACAGGACCAACAGGTAGCACTGGTGCTACAGGACCTACTGGAGCAGATAGCACAGTACCTGGTCCTACAGGACCAACGGGAGCAACTGGCAACACTGGAGCAACTGGTGCTACGGGAGCGACAGGACCTACTGGTCCTTTACCTACAGATTATGTTGTGTCAGTTAACGGTGTTACTGGAACTATAACTGGCATTGCTACAACTGCTGCTACTGTGCAAAAGTCTGGCGATACCATGACTGGAAATCTTTATGCACCATACATTGACTCTAGCGGTGTTATTGCTGGAACTACCGATGCTGGTGCAGGTCGTGGAGTTCTTGTTAGACAACCTTCAGGCAACGGTTCGGCAGCAATAATTCAATTTACCGACAATGCTGTTACAGCACAAAGAGGAAACATTACTGCTGATTCAAGCGGTAACATAACTATTAACCCTAATAGTGGAACTCTTTTCTCGTCAGCAATTTCATCTTCTGGTCAAATTCGTGCTGACTCTAGCGGTGCTGATGGTGGTTTTACTATTCGCCCTTGGACTGCGGATTCAAGTTATGAAAGCATTGCCACAAATAGCATGACTAGCACAGAGTATGTATTGCTATCAAATGGTGGTAGCACTTACATTAGTGGCGGTTCTGGTGGTAGCACTTCTATCCGAAGTGGAGCAAACAATACCGCTCACGAAATAGTTGTTTCTGACTCAAACGCAACTGTTCGTGGTGGACGTTTGGCTGGTGTTATTGGTGGAGTAGGAACAACAACTTCTGGTTCAAACCTAACCGTTACTCATGGTCTTGGTGTAACACCGTCAGGAGTTACGGTAAGTGTTCGCAATAATACTTACAGTGCCACCAACAATACAAACATTTTTGTGGGTAATATTGGTGCAACAACATTTACAGTATTTGCAAATAACGGTGCTTCTGGTGCAGTAGCAGCAGCCTTCTCATGGACAGCAGTTGGATAATGGATGAATTAGTTTGGTATGAAATTACCTGTCACACAGATGGATGTGACTGGAACAATGTAATGGTTCGTGGTCAAGGACCAGAAGAGACTGCATTTATGTGTGGTCCTTGCGGTGGAATGGTAGATGATTGGATAGTTTCAGAGGACCAAACAGATGGCTTGTAGAACAGGTTGCCCCACACAGGATTGCGAATCATACGCAGACTGCTGTAAGGGTGTAGCAATTAATAAGTCCTCACTACGACCATAGTGTAGTGTGCTAGGATAATAGCATGGTTAAGATTGCAGTCTATGCTATAGCAAAAAATGAATCCAAACATGTCAAGCAATGGGTAGAGGCAACCAAAGGTGCCGATGTCCGAATTGTCCTAGATACTGGGTCAGAAGATAACACCTATGACCTACTCCAGAAGTACCCCGTAGAAGCCCACAGAGCCACGCTAAGCGACTTTAGGTTTGATGTGGCTAGGAACATGGCACTTGACCTTGTACCTGCTGACGTGGACGTGTGTGTCGTTTTAGACATGGACGAGATTCCTGACCCTGACTTCTTTGACAAGATAAGACGGGCTTGGAAATCAGATACCGATAGGGCTTGGGTCATGTGTGACACAGGCAATGTCTGGGCTAGTAACACTCGTGCCCATTCAAGACATGGGTATAGGTGGAAGTATCCATGCCATGAGGTTATCGTACCTCTTGGTACAGACAACTCAATAGTAGTTGAAACTTCAATTACCCATAAACCTGATAACAATAAACCTCGTAGCAGTTACCTTCCACTGTTAGAACTTGGTCACGAAGAAGACCCAACAGACCACCGCATGATTGTCTACCTAGCCCGTGAGTATTACTTCAAGGGTATGTGGCAAGAACTTATTGATGTAGGCAAAAAATTAGAAGACATCCCTGGTTGGAATGTTGAACGTGCTCAGACTTGGCGAGGCATAGGCGAAGCCTATTGCAAGTTAGGTAATGACCTAGAAGGTCTGCACTGGTTACAACGTGGTGTTGAAGAATCACCAGATGACTTAGAGGCTTGGTTCCCGTTAGCGTTCTACTACTACGAACGCAAGATGTGGAATCACTGCTATCAAACAGCAATGACCGTTGAGACTGTTAAATCTCAGGGTAATGCACACTATATTGCTGACTCATCAATGTCTTGGAGAATGTACGACTTACTTTCCATTGCGTGTTGGAATCTAGGCAAGAAGGGTTCTGCTAAAAAGTATGCACGCAAAGCAGTTGAACTTAATCCAGACGATGAACGTTTAGTTAAAAACTATGACTTCATTATGACACAGACTGCAAAGGATTATAAGAATGGCTTGTAGAAGCGGATGCCCTACCCAAGACCACGACTCTTGGGGTGATTGCCTAAGGGCATCAAACATACAGATGTCAACTGGAGATGCCAATGGCAGCCTAGTTAGCAATGGTTGGACCAATAAGAAGTGGAACAGCGAATTAAGTTTATACCGTGAAGCCCGTAAGCAGGGTATTCAACCAGAAGGAACTTCCACAGCCCAAATTCGTAAGGCTATGGATGTAAGCGACAAGACAGGACATGCATATGGCTCAGCCCTCTAAGGCAAAAACAAAAGTTGCCAAGGTGATGAAAGAATATAAAGGTGGCAAATTACATTCAGGTTCCAAAAAAGGTCCTGTTGTTAAGTCTCGTAAACAAGCCGTTGCTATTGCAATGAGCGAAGCAAAGATGTCTAAGAAAAAAGGTAAGAAATAATGTGCGCTAACTGTGGATGTAACCACATCAACTACCAACATGAAATGCCTACAATGCCAGGTTCGTACAAGGGTATTGACAAGGTAGATTACAACATGCCGAAGGTACCAGCAGTTCCTGCTATGCCTCGCTCAACTAAGAAGGGTAAGTAACATGGCAATGAACAAACCAGGCAAGCCAATCGTAATAGCAAAGCCAAAGCCAAAAGTACCAGGTAAGCCAACACGACCAGGCGACAAACTAAACCCACTGCCAACAGTAGGTAACAAGGCAAACAAAGACAAGAAGTTAAAAGACTTAAAACTTCAAATTGATAAGGCTAACAAGGCAAAGGCTCCAAGGATGAAAACAATGCCGATGCCAATGCCTAAGTCAAAGGCACCACGCAATACTAAGAGAGGTATGTAACATGCCGAAGCAACCAATGAAGCCAGTAGCAAAGAAGACTATTACTAAAGTAACTGCCAAGAAGACCGCAGTTAAGCCGAAGGCTTCCACAACAGCAAAGCCAAAGAGTTCTCCCAACCTAAAAAAGGGTGGACTTGCTCCAGCCTCTCAGCAAGTTAAGATTAAGAACTTAAAGTCTGAACTTAAGTATGCTATTGATAGTGACTGGTCTGCAAACCACCCAATCAAGGCTCGCAAGATGCAGGTAAATGCTGAAAAAGAACTAATGAAAATCTATAAAAAATTAGGTTACACAAAGGTAACAAAAGCAGAACAGTTCAACTACAATAGTTACCCAACCAGAGGTAACAAAATAGGCAAGCAATCCGAAAGTTGGAGAGGCTAGCAACATGGTAGCAAAGAAGGACCCACGTTTAACACGTGTAGGTGTTTCTGGCTATAACCAGCCAAAGCGTACACCTAATCATCCAACTAAGTCACACGTTGTTGTGGCTAAGGTTGGTACCGAGGTTAAGACTATCCGCTTTGGTCAACAAGGTGTGACGGGTGATAGACAACCTACCGCAAGACAGGCTTCGTTTAAAGCCCGTCACGCTAAGAACATCGCTAAAGGCAAGATGAGCGCAGCATACTGGGCAGACAAGGTTAAATGGTAATGGCAACATTCGGTTCAATGACTGATGAGGTCGTACGTAAACTAGCAGGGTTTACGCTACGTCAAGACCGTCAGACACATCTCACTGCTGCAGTTAATTCAACAGCAACTAGCATCACTGTTGCCTCAGCAAACAATATCTCAACTGGTATCATCCAGATTGACGATGAACTAATCTACGTAGACTCCTATGACCGTAACAGTGGCGTACTTAGTATCCCACCTTATGGTCGTGGCTACAACGGTACACAACCTGCAACGCACCAGAATGGTGCACGAGTTATTATCTCTCCTACATTCCCATCTGTGGATGTCAAAGGTGCAATCAATGAAACCATTGAAGCAGTGTTCCCTGACCTATACACCACAGGTACACACACCTTCTCGTTCTCTCCTGCTAAGTCAACCTATGCGTTGCCTGAAGAAGTAGAGACAGTATTGGCGGTTGCTTATGAAACTACTGGTCCTTCTAAAGAATGGCTTCCTGTTCGTGGTTATCGGGTTGACCCTATGGCTAATGTTGATTCTTTCAATTCTCGCAACAGCATTACTTTGCTATCTGGTGTTGAGTCTGGTCGCACTGTCCAAATTTTCTATACCTCTGCTCCTACCGTAATGGACTCAAACGATGATGACTTTGAAACAGTTACAGGTTTACCTGCATCTTGCAAAGATGTCATTGTCCTTGGAGCATCCGCTCGTCTAGCATCATTCATTGACCCAGGACGCTTGACCTTTGGTTCTGCTGAGTCTGACCAACAGTCACAGATTGCTGGTCGTGCTTATGGTGCTGGTACTAACGCATCCAAATATCTTCTTGCCTTGTTTGATAAGCGTCTTGCTGAAGAGACACGTAAAATGCAAGACCGTAACCCAATCCGTATCCACTTCACCCGATAGGTAAATCATGGCTCGTAATTATTCCTCTGTTGTTGAACCTAAAACATTAACTGCCAATGTTGGTACCAGTGATACACAAATCACTCTTAATAATGTAACTGGTCTACCTAGTGCACCATATGTATTAGTCCTTAATCCAGACACTGTAAAAGAAGAAGCAGTTCTAGTCACTGTTGACCAGACTGGTGTAACTTCTCCAACTCTAAAAGTAGAACGTGCCATTGAAGCACGCAGTGGTTTGGGTACTGCTCAGACTCACAGCGTTGGTAACACTGTTAAGCACATGATTGTTGGCTCTGACATGCAGATTGTGCATGACCACTTCAGTAACGACAACACGACCACTGGTACTGCACACGGTGCAACTGGTGGTGTTGTTGGTCGTACCAATAGCCAAACCCTAACTAACAAAACAGTTAACCTATCAGATAACACATTAACTGGTACTAAAGCACAGTTCAATGCGGCACTATCTGATGCTGATTTTGCTACCATTGGTGGCACAGAAACATTAACTGCTAAGACTTTAACAACCCCAACAATTACAAGTCCAGTAATTACTGGTGGTACGATTAATGGTGGTGCTGCATTAACAGTTGACTCAACTGAACTTAATAAACTTGATGGTGTTACTGCAACTACTGCTGAACTTAATGGACTTAGTGGAAGAACTGCTTCACGTGCTATAGTTACTAATGCTTCAGGAATTTTAACTGCAGCCGTTACAACTGATACTGAAATTAGCCGCCTTAGCGGTCTTAGTTCTAATGTTCAAACACAATTAGATAGTCTTGATACTGCAAAACTAAATAAGTCTGGTGGCACAGTAACTGGAATCTTAAATGTAGCCAGTGAAGGTGACCTTAGAATTGCTGGAGATTTAGTCAGAGCATCCGTTGGTGGTACAGGAAGTGCTGCGTCAAGTGGAATTACTACAGTAAGTCATAATCTTGGAACTACACCAAGTTCTGTCGTAGTAACTATGCGCACTGGTGGCACATCAACTGGTTCTCCAAGAATTTTTTATGTTAGTGCTGTGGATTCAAATTCATTTGATGTTCGTGCTCTTGACACTGGTGGAAACCAGCAATCAGGAGCATTCTACTGGATTGCAATAGCGTAATGACAGTTAATAGAGACATTACCGAAAGTGTTCCCTATGACATTTCCATTCCATCAACAGAAGCAACCTTTGAATTAACTGATACGGCATACGATGTTGTTATTGATGACCTACCATTCATTGTAAAGGTAAGTAACCAAGACCCATACCGCCGTGAGACTGCACCATTTAAGAAGGACCAGTTTGATAACAGTCCTGAACCAGGTGAGCAATCTCTAACTGGCTGGTGGTTACGTTCACAGACATCTTGGCACAACGGTGCTGGCATTAAGTTCTATGAACCAGGCACAGACTATCAGCATGTAACTCATAGGTTTGCTGACAGTCGTGGTGTAGATGTATGGACTATTGGTGAAGCAAAACTTCTTCCAGAAGTTATTGATGTTTACACTGGTGATAACTTAATCAATGCTGCTGCTGGTAGTGATGGTACTGATGTACTTGTATCAGGTAACTCTGTTGGTGCACTGAAAAAGATTTCTTTTAGTGGAGACAACGATGCAACTGTAACACCATACACAATAGCGTCTCACACAGCGTATCCATTTAGTTCTGTTACTACAGATGGAACAAACTACTATGCTACATGCAGTCGTGCTATTCATACTGGTCCTATTGGTAGTGACTCTGATGTGTTGGCATTTAAGTTCAGCAACTCTGGTATAAGTGGCACCTTTATTAAGTACGTTAAAGGTTATTTATTGTTGGGCTTGAGACAGTCAATTTACAACATAAACATTATTCCTAGTGGCGCAGGTAGAACAACATCAAGTCATGGTCACACTAGTGGAACTGATAGTTTACCATCAACAGTAAAGACACACATCAATCCAGACTGGAGATGGAATGATGCAACTGCTGGTCCTGCTGCTATTTACATGTCTGGCAATGCTGGTAACAATGGTGAAGTATGGCAAGTATTGTTTGATGAAACGACTAATACCATTGACATGCCTGGTGCAACCATGGTTCTTTCTTTACCAGATGGTGAAACAATTAACGCAATCCACTACTACTTAGGTATATTAGCAGTAGGAACAAGCAGAGGCTTACGCATCTGTCCTATCAATACAAATGGTCAAGCAATCCTTGGTCCATTGTTATACGAAAATGGTTACTACCCAGTAAATGGGTTTACAGAATCTGGTA